GTAACTATTTCTGAAGGAATAGTGTTTCTTTGTTTTGTTTCGTATTGTTGTTTTGCTATTTGTATTAAGTTATCATTTTTATAACTATCTGTTAATTTTGCCATAATGACTTTCCTTTTAAAACTTTATTATAAATATATGTTATCTAGAAAAATGGAAAATAAACATGACAGCTGTACCCGCTACTGCTCCCCAAAAACTAGCTTTCTGATTTTCTTCTGATCTAGCATTTTGGTACCCAGCTCTTTTTTCTAATGTCCAGGTTTTATTAGCTTTTGGTTTTATATAAGTAAATACTAATGGCGGAACTGCTGTAAACCATAAACTAGTTATTTTAGGATTTCTAGTTAAACCTCTTGTATTTCTATATACATATAAGTATGAACTAAAAAATCCTACAGCAAATGGAAATGAATTATAATGATGTTTATATCCTAAATTTCGACCCATTACATAGTCGTTCATTTCAATTGATGAAAGTGGTCCAGATTTTTCTTTATATAGTATTGATATTTTATTATCTCGCTTATAACTATAAACAAAATCAGTTGGTATATCTTTTAAAACATCGTTTTTATGATATATAATTGAAAGTGTGTCTGCATATACAATATTTCCAATTAATGGCTTAGATTCATATCTATATATTGTGTCAGATCCATTTTGACATGTAATTAAATTACCTATTATTAGCAGGCCAATTAATATAAGTTGTTTCATTTTTGTCATTCATTATTACCGTAACAATGGTATCAATAACAACTTTATAATATATATATTGGGCAGTAAAAATGGGAGCCGAAACTCCCATTATTTTTATAAAATTTATGAATATTTTAATATTGTAATATAGCGTAATCGTATTTCAATGTCATTTCAATTGTTACCGCATCTTCTGTACCCCAATCCATTTGCCCAAAGTTTGAATCTAATACAAATGCACCCTTTAAAGTCCATTCTTCAATTTTTTCACCCGTTGGTGATAATGAATGAAATGTGATATCTTTTTTATATTGAGTACTATATCCATCTCTACCAGTTAAAGATTCGTGATGTAATCTTATCCATTCCATTGCAGCTTGTGCTCCTGATGGTACAATTGGATCATATAATGTAATTGATACATCATTCCATCTAGATTTTCCTTTAACTTTTCTATCAATATTAATATGATCTAATACTACTTCACTATTTGTAATCGTAGGTCTAGCAGCTGCTTTTACTATATAACTAGGTATATCTGCTATATACATAATAAATCGATTGGATAATTTGGGCTCCCAATCAAATGCATTTAAAAATAAATCATTTTCTCCTATACCCGGTAAATTTTGCTCTAATGCCATTTTTGTGTTCCTATATTCTTTTTATATAAATATTACCTAACTTAAATTCTATTCTGGAAATGATGCACCCGTTGGTTGAATATTAAAGTCTAAGACAATAAATTCAGCCGTTCTTGTAGGTTGTAAAAATATTTGTCCATATAATATATTTTGATCTATTAAATCTGGTGTATTATTTGAGTCATCCATTACAACTCTAAATGCACTTAAACCTTGTTGTGCTCTTACACTTTCCAAATAAGGATTTGCAATACTTAAGAATCTTAATCTAGTTGCGTCTGTGTTTTGTTCAAATACTAAAAACTTAGTAGCAGAAGCAATAAATTTCTTAACTGTTATTAATAATCTTCTAACATTTACTCTATCTAAAGCAGATGCTCTTGCTTGAAGTGTTTTTTGTCCCCATATACAAATTCCTTGATTTGGGAAGTTTGCTATAGGATTAATTCTAGCTTCGTAAAGTTCATCTCTATCTGCCTGGGTTAATTTTTCATATGTATTAATTGCCGTTGTTAGACCGCCTCTATTTAATCCTGCAGGGGCATACCATGGTGCTGATACGGAGTCATTAAATGATAATGCTCCTGGCACTAATACTGATGGTGGCACAAATTTTCCTTTATTTGTACTTGGATCAATAATTCTAACCCATGGGAAATATGTTGCTGTATAATTTGAATCTAATGCTATTGTGTTAGATATAGTACTAGCAATATTCTGATCGATTGTTGGTACATCCATAACATAGAATGTATCAGATCTTTTTTCAACTAATATTCTAGCATCATTAGTTACTGCAGGATGTGCACTATGTAATATACCAGGAGTAACTAACATGTTAATATCAAAGAAATCTGTATTGCTAAGTGCAGCAAATGCAGATCTATATGCTAATGTACCAGACGTTGAATTACCAGAGCAATCAAACCCAAATGTGTTATTAGCTGCAATATTTTTTCCATTAAATTTTGGTAAATTTGGTTTTGCTCCATCAAATCCTCCTTGGAATGGAACTATAAACTTTCTAGTTGATGGTTTAATTTTACTTTCAAATGTTCCAGTGTCTAAAGCTGCTTGAAGCGATCCACTATATGCATTCGTTAATGGGTGTCTTGCTTCTGCGTCTTGCTCTATGTCTCCTAAATAAAAATCAGTATTTAAAGCTACTGTTGATCCTGATGTTGGTACTGGTGCTAAATAGTTAAAGTTATGTACATTTGTGAAATCAAATCCATAAAAATTATCTCCGCTGTAAGCATTATTGATAAATTGTGATGTTCTATATTTAACTTCTTCTAATCCTTGAGCTAAATTTTGAACTTCAGATGATTGTAATGTTACTATTAAATTACCTGACGCTGTTCCTATATCACCTAAATCAACAGTTAATGTATCATTAGCTGTATATCCAGAACCTATTCCTACTGTTTTTACAAGAGTTGGTTCAACTAATAAATTACCTGCTGCTAATGCAGTTAAAGTTACTTCACTAGATCCGCCACCTAATAACCCGGCAGCAATTTTTAAAACGTCTCCTGATTGATAGCCTGAGCCTATTGCTGAAACAGTTACTGATGTTACTGCGTTGCTAGAGACTACTACTGTAGCTTGTGCTCCTGTTCCGGTACCATCTGATAAATCTACATTATTATATGTTGCATCTGTTCCGTCATTAATTTGGCCTGTGACAGCTATTGTTCCAGTAACTAATTTACCATTGTCGTTACTAGTTGTAACTGATAAATCTAATCCTGTTCCTGTTCCTGATGCAGTTGGTGTAACAACATATGTTCCTGCTGTTCCGCCTGTTCCGCCTGTAAATGATGATAAAGTTAAATCTGGTTTAACATTACCGCTTGATTCTTCTCCATCAGGTAGTGGAGAAAATGGAGCTTTAAATCCAAAAGGAAGTAATTTACTATCTAATGTTGCTTCTTGAACTCCAATAGAACATTCAACTCTTACTAATTTAGATACATTTGGATAATCACCTTCATCTTTTATTTTACCATTTTCATCAATTGTTCTAACTTGATCTCCAATTACCCTAGCTATATAGTTAGGAGATGATGGATCTAAATTAACATTTCTATATGTTTCTTTATCATCTGTGTCTGCATCTGTGTCATCTGATTGAAATGGTGTAGGGAATGGAATATCTGAATTATTAACCCCTCTAAGTTCAACTGTGAATGTTGGATATGATCCTAATGGAGTAATTTCATTGCTTGTTTTAATATCAGAAATAGCAACTTTTACTTCATAATTTTCTGCTGTACCATGTGATAATGTATGAAATCTAAATAAGTCAAATCCGTCGCCGGCTACTTTATTTGAAGTAATAAATGGTGTTGATGCAAATCCTTTGTCTCCATCTTTAGTATTTTCGTAGTTAATAATTCCTAATCTTAACTTAATGTCTGCTTTATTATTAAATAATGCTGCAGTATTTGTATTTTCATATTGTACATATACTGGATAATTTACACTTTTAGGATTATAATTAAATTTATTTCCTACATATTTAGATGAATTAGAATCAATATCTAATTGAAATGATCCTGTTTGCTTATATCCTCCAGTAAATCCAGGTACTGCTGTGTTATTTGTATATGATCCAGAAACCCATAATGAAAATGATCCACTATTAGTATCAACTAATGTAGATTTTTCAAATACTGAATTGTCTCCATCTGTTGCAACAGGATTAGTTGGATGAAGAACGTGTGTGATATACTCTACACTACCAGAAGATGCAATGATTGCTAAGACACCGTCTTTTAATTTATATCCACCTTTATATAATAATCTTGTTACTGTACAAACTCCTGCATTTTTCAAATATTCCTGTACAGTAAATGGTACATATGAATCGTCTGTATATGATCCAAATGTGTCTATAAAATCTGTAAATGAATTTACTTGTGTTGGAATGAATGCAGGACCTTTGACGGTTGTCCCGATAACTGCTGCTCCTATTTCACTAACACCTCTTTGTAAAAAAGATTGATCTCTTTCGTTAGTAAATACACCGGGCGATACTATTCTTTCTGCCATTAAAATACTCCTATAATTTTTTTATTATAAATATAGACCAAATTCGCCAAAACGTTAAACATTTGGAATAAATACTTCTTCGTCTAAATTTATTTGTCCTTCTCCATATTTTTCTTCTAAATCTTTAATCAACTTTTGCTCGTCTTCTCTTAAAGTTGAAAACTCAGAAAATAAATTAGTTTTCATTTCTTGAACTTGATTTAATTGTTGTGTTAATACATATTCATCTGTTGATAACATACCTAATTGCATGTTATTTTCTGAATATTTTGCTCTAATCTCTTTTAATTTGTCAACGTCTGCTTTTTCTAGTTTTTTCTTTTCCATTAAGTAACCTTTTATATTTAATATATATAATTTTTTTCAATATTCAAATATTATCCTTCGCTAGGTGTAGCAATTTCCATATAAGATACAGTAGCTTGTAAACTTCCACTTAAATCTTGTTGAGCTGTTAATATATCTCCAGGCTCTAAGACAAATGTTCCGTCAATTGCTTGAAATGATGATCCATTTGGTACTACAACATCTCTAGCTAAAAAATATTCTTTATTACTATCACTACTATCTGTCCATTTCAATGTAACTTGAGCATTGGAACTAGTAATATTAGTTATATGTACAGTTTTCAATAATAATTTTTTACCGGAACCTGCTGTTAAAACAGTAGCAGCTGATGCTGATGTTATATATATTCCTTTATTTAAATATTCCATTGTTTAATTCTCCTTTTATGTAACTCCATTTAAGCAATTCATAATACCAGTTTTTAATTCATTGGTATAATATGATTTTGCAGGAAATCCTCCTCCTGCATATCCAGATGTACCATTAACATAATCAATTAATCCATCTATACTATCTGCAGAATTAGATTCTATCCCATAATAAATATACTTCTCATTCAATAATAGTGTATCATTTGCAACTTCGTTAGACTGATCTTTTGTTAATCTAAATGAAATATATGATTTAGCATTATTCCATCGTTGTTGTCTACAAGCTTGAGACTTTCCTATATATGTTTTCCAATACACTTCTTGTTCTGCATTTGTATATAAAGTATCTCTATCTGACTTAGCTACGCAAAAATTTTGTACTGCATATATTTTATCAGTATCTGTAAGGTCTGCAAATGATTGTGAATTTTCAATATATCCTATCGATCCTGTTCTTTGATATAAATAATCTTTCCCGGCTTCTTCTCCAACTTCAAACCAATATTTCACACACGATATATCTAGATAATCTGCGTCTAATGTTTCTTTGAATTGATATATGGAAGCTGATGGATCAGGTCCAAAGTATTTTCCTATTTTTAAATATCCCATTTTATTCCTTTACTATGTTATTCCATATTTGTCTTTTAAATAATTTTCTGTTTTTAGTTG